AATGGCATAGTTAATACGTTGCCATTCTTGAGTTTTGGAAAATACCACTTCACATCGGCATAGATGTTTGAGATATTAACTTCATATGAAGTTGGAACCATATGCTCAAGCGGATTGAAGATGATTGCATGAAAGCCGCGATCATTCAACTGCGTCAAAGGCATTACTTCCAAATCAGAGTATGTATCATCACAAACTAGAATTGACCAATCGAGGGGCATCTGAACTTGGTAAGGACCAATATCCAGAACAACTGCTGGTGCATTAAATGACTCTAGAAATACGAGTGGTAGCCAGTAGAAGTCCGTCTCTCGTTGATTGGAACAATCTAGTACGCAGTATCTTACGTCCACATCTTCGTCGGGGATTCTATCTAAATTGTATGATTTGTTTTCTTCTGTTAGTATTAGCATTTTGTATAGTCCACTTTCTTTACTGTGAATGGGTATTGTGCGTCTTTATAGAACTTCTTTCTTTTTGTTAGATGTCGCTTGGAATACTTGCAGTTTGAAGTAATATCAAACACGTTCACCCAATCTTTGTCTACTGCAACGCGAATACCGCGACCGATACTTTGAATAACACGAACAAAACTCTTGCCAGGTTCTAGAAGGTATAGATTGAAAATGCGTGGAACGTCAATACCAACGGCTGCAACACCAGAAGTAGCAATGATGACTTTTCCACTCGCAGTCTTGACCTCTTCGTATTCTTCTTCTCGGTCTTTTACTTTGACAGACCCATCAATGTAAACTGAATCTGGAATCATACTCTGTAATAGCTTGCCAGTTTTCTTACGCGGCACAAGTACCAAAGTATTGCCAGTTTCAGCTTGCATGGCAATGTGATTTGCCATCCATCGAAGTCTTGCGTTATCGCTCATAAGCCATGCAATTTCTTGCTGATAGTTTGTGAAACTGCGTGGCGGATCTTGAAGTTGGTTAACTTCAATATGGAGATTTGCAAGCACACCTTCTTCTTGCAATTCTTTTGCTGTAACAACGTTAACCAGATTACCGATACATGCGTAAAGTGCCATTGCGTCGTATTCTTCTTCTGGAATAGTACCAGTTAAGCCCCAACGCAGCGGAACGTGATTAAACGTGCTAGACATTAAACGTTTGAGTGCATCTGCTTTAGCACCGTGTGCTTCATCAACTATTACGCACACTACATTCTCGATGAAATCGGTGATTGAAATATCTGGATCGTAGTCTTTAGACTTCTTATTTAGAGATTCCAAGCTTTGCCATGTGCAAATTGTGTGTGTCTTGCGATACTCTTTACGATCACCATAGAATACGCCAACGTCTAATCCCAAGTTGATATAGTCTTTTTCGGTCTGTCGTACTAGCTGCTTACTTGGCACGATCACGATTGATCGACCATACTTTTCAGCCTTGTCTGATAGTATTGCTGTGACCAGCGTTTTACCAGCACCAGTACTGACTTCCTGAACGCCTTGTGGATTGGCTAGAGCTTGGTTGATAACTTCAATCTGATGATCGCGCAAAACAATCGGTTCGCCAGCATGTTTATGACCTTCGGGCCAAACGATATGTGAGTAGCTATCTGCTTTCACGCCCTGAAATTCAAACTGGTGCGGAGTACGATTATCAATAAGCTCAACATCATATCCGCTACTTTCTACGATTGGAAGCATCCTATCTAACAAATTTATGTAGCTACGAGCGCCTATATCGCAGAACCGCACTTTACCGTCCCACCTGCCAAGTTTGTAGGCAGTGGTGTGTCGTGCGTATTGCTTAAAATAGCTCAATTCCTCGACTAATTTTTTTCTTGTTGTAATGTCTAGATTGTGAAAACGACAATTTACTTCGTCTACAATCTCCAGGACTGTCTTTTTCATAAGGTACAGTATAACACAAAAGTTTGATAAATACAAGCAGTTAATCCATTTATTTATACAGGTTTATTATGCGTGATCTGATCGAAAAACTACAAAAGATTGAGGAAGGCTTCTTTTCAGAGCTAGACATTGAACTGGAGGACTTTAAAGAGAAGCGCCCCGACGCTACACCAGAGCAAATTGTCAACTACATTCGCAAAATAATGGGCGATGACGCAGCAGAATATGTTGCAAAGCACGTTGTTGGTCTGGATGAAGATAGAACACTTGCTGATCCATACGAGCCACAACAGCGAACAGAATGTCCTGAGTGTGGTGACTTTTCTATGGAGCTACAAGATAGATATGGTGATGACCTGTTCTACGTATGTGACACATGCGGCCACGAAATGAATGACCAGATTGTTGATCTTCACTTTGCTGGTGAAGTTGACGCAGATTTGGCAGACTACGTAGATGAAGCTGAAGGCGACGTTGAATTTCTCAAGTATCCAGAAGGCTACGAGCCACCACCTCTTCCAGAGCGTCACAAGCTAGACTCTCTAGAATGGATGATGAAGGGTGTTCCAGATGACGTTATTCAGATGATGAAGTCTCTTGAGCATAAGATCAAAGTTCACGATCTATGGGACAAAGGCGTAAAACTTGCTGGCGGCGAAGATCAGCTATGGAACTCCATTCAGTACGAAGCTGAGGACATCATGGACTCATATCGTGATAGCGGAGAAGGCATTGGTTCTAGCGACATGAACTACTTTGTACGTTCTATTTTCCGCGACATTGGCGAGCCTGATGTTTGGGGATGGGACAAGAAGAAGGAAAGCATCGAAGAAGATTATCACAGCATTCCGCGTGAGAAGATTAAGAGATTTGCAAACTTGGTGTATAACATTGAAGGTGGTATTCTAGGTCGTTTACTGCTGAAAGGTAGAGGACTAAGTCGTGAAGCTGCTGAGAAGAAACTAATTAACGACGGTTTCTCTGTTGCAGAGATTCGTGAGCTAGAGTCTTGGCTCAAGAAAGCCATTGAGAATGTTGCTGGTGAAGAAAATGCCCTTATGCAGCAATCAGACAGAAACTTTGGCGGATGGAGCCATGTAACTTGGTCTGATGATGAGACAGGCATGAAAGGCATTGGTCTTGATTTAGAGTCAGAAAAGGAATTCAATAAAAAAGTAATAGACGAGTTTAATAAACTTGCGTGGGTTCAGCCAGGGGCTATGAAAAGCGACGATGAAATGGAGCGCGACAAAACCAATCGCTATGCTAAGTACAATAAAGCAATGCGTGGCAGACAAGGTATGAAAGAAGATTCTGGTCATAGCATTTTTGACATTCTTTCTAAAGAAGATGTTTACCATCTCGTAGACGATCTGGAATATGGCAACTATTCTTGGAGGGCACCATATGGGCAAAAGCTAGATGATTACTATGAAGATCAACTTCCATATGATGTAATTACTGGTGATTGGGGCGACCCGTCTGACTGGATCAAAGAAAAGATCATGCAAGACTATGGCGACGAGATTGACGCTATCGCACAAGAGATGGGTCGTGAGCAAATTGCAGCTATTCGTAAGAACGCAGGCCTACCAGAAGGCGCGCAAGGTGACTTATTCAAAGGCACTGGCGGTGCTGAAACTGATCCAGAAGGCGTGTGGCTATGGTGGACAGGCAAAGGTCGCACTTATTGGCGTTTTGTTGTAACACAAGAGGCACCAGATAGGTGGGTGATGCAGCGCACAAATCTGGCTGGCACAAAGAATCTTAACCAGCGTTGGGTAAGCACACGCGATCAAGTTGAAAGCACGTTACGTGATGCAAAGCGACTAGACGAGCCAATGTATAATGTTGACGATATAAGAAGTGTTAACGAAGGCGTTGTTAAAGTTCCTCGTGGACTACGCGGCGAAGAAGGCAACCCAATGGGGCTAACAAGCCAAGACGCAGAAGATTTCATTAACAGTCTCGGACCAGATGATGTAGTTGCAACAGACGTTGTTGATCCAGAGACAGGTGAACTACTAGATTGGCCTGATCGTGGAACTCGTCGTGCGCGTGGACAGAAAGAGTGGGAACGCAAAGAGCGCGAGCGTAAAGAACAAGAAGAAAAGGATCACGAGGAAGGCTACGATGCACCATACCTCTATGTTCCAAATCTAAAAGCTGATCCAGAACGCGCATGGGACGCAATTTGGGAATTGAAGAACGATAAAGAGTTTACTGATTTCTACAACATCGTGTGGCGTAGTATTCGCGAAGTGTCTGGTGAGCCATTTGACTTAGGTGCAGATACAGAAGATTGGGGCGAGCTAGACTACGATGTTGATATTGACATGCCAGTTGCTATTAAACGCACAGACGGCAAGAAGTTCAATAAGCAAGATCGCAAGAACTTCGATGAGATTAGCAAAATCTTCCGCGCTGCAACAGGCAACATTGCTGTTCAGTATGTAGGTTCTTCTAACGAAGGCACAGTAGCACGTTTCGTACCAACGTTCATGTAATTGGTGGGGCAGGGTGGAATCGAACCACACCTGGTTTGCATATATTATTGGCCTGAGTCTACTACGACTCATCAATATAAGCCTCTCATGTGCTTTACCGACCTTCCGTCTGCTCCGTTAAGCCAACAAAACAGAGTTCCTGTGACAAGCGGGCCATTGCGAGCCACCTTTTGGATACGGCTACTCTACCACTGAGCTACTGCCCCATTACAATTATTCGTATTTGTCTTTAAGCTTTTCGTAAAGTTTACGTTCAGCTTCAGCTTCAGCTTTCTTAGCTTCTGCTTTTTTACGAAACTCCTCTTCTTCTTTACGTTGTTTTTCAACTTCACGTTGATACTGCTCTTGTTCTAGCCAATCATCTTCCCAAAGGTAGCTAAGGGGAAAATGAAAGTTCATGTAATCGTCAGAACAACAACCACATCGCGTTGGGATTGAGCCAGTAACTTCGACGGTGCCAAAGACACCGTCGTAGTCAACCTCAATACCTTCAACATAGCCGCCGCCTTCAAATTCGTCAGCATACTTATTTGCAATGCTGCGAAGCTTCTGGTCAATTAGCATGTAGCTTTCCAAGTGCTGCTCAAAGTCTTGATAGGTTTGTTTGCTCATCTTTCCACCGCCTTTAAGCCAAGCTTCTCTCGCCATGACAGTCGCTTCTGGCGAGCCGCTTCACGCTTCGCTTTTTCCTCTTTTTCCACTTTGGTAAAATCTTGCCATTCCTCAGGCTGAAACACTGGAAACCCTGTGTGAATAGCCCTTCCCAGGGCCACCAGAACGCCCTGAGACAGCGTATCGCCAAATGGCAGTACCAGCGCCTCAAACCCCTCTCTGGATCGCTTACGAGAGAACTCATGCGTACTATTGACGTACTGTAAGTCCTTGATTGTTCGTAATAGCTTAGATAGCGCCTGATCGTATGCCAGCCAGCCGTGGTCAGAGTCCTCAGAGAAGCCCCTGTGTGCTTCGTAGCCACGCAGTAGATTGTAGAGCATGTAGTGGCTAGAGTTCAAGACAGCAACTTCGCCCGTACGTTTCTCTCCTGATTCATCTGTGTACTCAAAAGTACGCATGTGATCGCGATTATTGTGAAAGTCTTTCCACGCTTGTCTAAATTTTAGATAATCTTCTTTTGACTCAAAGAATCGAGTCTTTGCATTTTCAACTTGTATAGTTTTCATGTTAGTCTCCTTAAATGTTGTTGATTGCTTTATGCGAATGCATTAATAGGTGTGAGCAATCCATTTAAGGGCCACGAATGTAGTTGTTCTATGTCATTGTACATGTCCTCCGTTTGCCATCATTGGTAGATGGATGTTGAAATAATAGTATAGCACAATACCTATTGCGATTACAAGTACTGCGATTCCTATTCTTTTAAACCACTTCATATGTTTATTTATCATCTGGCGCAGACGGTGGGAATCGAACCCACAAGTCAGAGTTTTAGAGGCTCTTAGTCAGCCATTGACTCGTCTGCTATGCGTAGCCAACCATCATTAGCGCATTTGTAATAATGCCAAGCATTGCTGCTAGTGTCAATACTGCTGCGACGATAATGATAGTTTGCTTTCTAATCTTGTTCATGTTCTTCTAAAGAGTGGAGGCTCAGGTGGGAATCGAACCCACGCGCAATACGTTTTAGAGGCGTCTGCTCTGCCACTGAGCTACTGAGCCAAATTCTTTATGCTAGGCTGCAACGTCCAACTTTGCTGCATGGAACTTTAGCTGTGCCAAGATACTGATAGTCAGTGTGCGTTGCTTGCTCACTGTCGCAGTATAGAAGTGTGCCAAGCTCTAGGTGCTTATAGATGTGCGCCTCGCACAGTTCAACTTTAGCTTCGACTTTTCCGAAACGCTCTGCGACTGCAAAACCAAGTGCAGCAGCAACGAACAGCGCAAGTAGTGTTCCGCCATGATAAACGCCAAAAAGCGTAGCGACTACGTGTAGTGCCAATACGCCAGCCATTCCATATTTTACAATCTTTTCATCAATCATTGTTATTCTCTCTCATTTGCTATTTGTGATAGTATGTCACCGTGGCAAAGTTTTGGAGCGCACCAGCATCCCAAAACTTTACCTTTTAATTCTTGCTTGGCTTTCTCTACCAACTCTGGTTGTGCGAGTAGCCATTCTGCATATTTCTCTACAACTTCTTCTCTGTCGCCATGTTTGCCAATTTCAAATGGATTTCCCCAAGGACCAGGGCGACCAATGTATACATCGTAATCCTCTTTCTTACAATGTACTACGCGCATAAAGAAAAGGGGCAGCATTGCGCTGCCCCAACCCTTATTAGTCTACCAGACCAGCCGCTAGAGCGCGGTAGCCAGCAGCAACAACACGACGCGAAGGTGTGCCAAGACGATAGAAAGTCTTTACACGACCCTTTGTGTCTGTCTGCTGGTTTGCATAGATAGCAAAACCAAGCATACGTAGGTCGCTGATGGTAGCAGATACGTTACGAACGCCGTAACGTGCTGCGATCTGTGCAGCCGTAAGACCACGCTCGTTAGTGCGTAGACCTTCTAGAACTGCTTCCTGCTTTGTAGTTGTAGTCATTGTGTTTTTCTCCTAATATTTGGATCAATGTACGCATATTATACATCAATGACTTACGACTGTCAAGGCTTTTACGGAAACTGCGTTTCCTCTAAATGCAAAAAGCGCCCCGAAGGGCGCTGTGCTTGCATGGCATGTTTGGTTCATTCCTGTTGAATGGTAAAATCGTCAATGTCTGCGATACGGAAAATGTAAACGCAGTCAGCGACATCAAGCAGGTCATCATTGATAACGTCGAGTGCTTCCTCAAGTCGTTCCCATGCTTCTGTCTCAGATGCAGCGGTCACGTTGAAACCAATGTGCTGCTCAGGCGTTTCAAATTCAAAGTTGTACAGAATGGGATCGCCGTCTGTGGTAAACTCAGCTTCCTGAGCGCACTCCTCATCGTTCCCATTAAAGTTTTTCCATCGTGCTTTTGACATTTTTGTCTCCTAAAAAACGCCCCCTAAAGCGGGGGCGAATGGACTACACACAATTCATTCGTTAAGCAGTTTCTTCATGCGACCCTGATACGACAGGACTACCATATCAGCAGCACGTACCCACTCTCGCTCGGGACAGAGAAGTGCCAACTCTGCGACTTTCGTTACCATGCTCGGAGTCACTTCATGCATGTACTCTGCATTGGCTTGAACATACGCGATAATCTCAATCTCAAGGCTCGGATCGAAGTCGTAAACGCTGAGGTCAGCATCAGCGATTGCGCGATTGATGCGTTCGCTATTCATTACTTGGCCTCCGCTTCCTGCGCAGCGCGGCGCTCGTCAGCAAGCTTGCGCATACGACCAGAGTGCGACAGCACGGTGAAGTCAGCAGGCTCACGCCAATTGCTCTCGTCAATCGCAGCAAGATCAGCGACTTTCAGCACGGTACGCAGAGACAGTTCGTTGAGGTAATCAACGTTGTCGTAAACGTACTGGACAACTTCGTCCTTGGTTTTCTTCGACAACTTCTGCTTGTCGAGCATACCAGCATCAACGACCTGCTTAACGCGGAGCAACTGCTCACGACGCGAATCCAGACACAGGTCAAGATAGTGAACGCGAGACATGATAGCTTCCAAGTGAGGAGCGATCTTGCGCGGCGCACGATCAAACTTGAGGTTGGTCAGGAAGATGATGCTACCCTCGAACTTGAACGACGGCGGAATGTCTTCCTGCTGCAGGACTTTCGATTCTTTCATCCAGCACAGCTTGCGATTCTTTTTGGTGTCCATCGCAGCCTTGAGCATGTTAATCATAAGCTCATCGTACAGCGCAGAGTCGCAATCGTCAAATACGAGTACGCGACCCTTCTCACGATTTTCCCAAAGCTTTTTGTACAGACCAATCGCAGACGTACCGCCAGTCAGGATCTCAAACTTCTCTTTACCATCGTCAGCGACGAGGTGCTGGAAATTCAGGCGATTGAGAACTTTCTCAACACCATACGACTTACCAACGCCAGCAGGACCAGAGATAATCAGACCAGTGATCTGATTCTTCTGTGCAGCGGCAGCAAGCTTTTCGATGTACGCGAAGGTCGTCGTGATACGCGCAATCGTCTCCTCGTCAGTCTCAACGAACAGCGGCGTATCGTCAACAGACTTCGTATCACCATTCGGCTGATGATACGTGCCAGCGATTTCGCCAATGTATTCGATGTCATTCTTAGCGACAGTTACGCGAGTAGCAGCACCCTTCTTGGCAGGCTTGGCAAGCGAACCATCGTTAATGACGCGAACGAAACCACCCTTCTTGCCATCTTTCCACTCGTCAACGAGTTCAAAGATGCCATTTACAGGGGTGTTACGATACGTGCCATTAGAAATCTTAACTTGAGCGATAGACATAGTGTGCGAGTCCTTTTTAAAACGTGGTTTAGTGCTTAACTTCTCAGTATGAATATAATTATACAGACCTCTCAGAGAATTGCAACCCTTTTGGCAAACTATAATCCTAAGGATATCAGAGACTTACAACTTTTTTCCGAAAGTCAATAAAATCAATGACCTACGTCGCTCGTAAGTCATTGATTTATATAGTAGGTTTAGGTGGCTCAGAAAAAGGGTGCTGAGGAGAGGTAGGATTAGAAGATTGTAGCATCATCCAGACCAGCAGTTCGGAGTTTCACGATGTTATTGATCTGGAAATTCTTGGCCTCAAGTGCTTTGTGCAAGCCGAGCCATTTGTTGCGGAGTAACGCAAACTCGTTTATGAGTGCAGCCATATCTGTCACTTCTGAGTCTCCGTCTGCATAGATGCCAGCATCGCGAGAACTCAATGCGAAATTATACTGCTCTAGGTATTTGCGAAACTTATTTGTGCGAAGTTTCTGCAATTGAATATTGAGGTGCTCTAGTATTGCTTCAATTTCTTGTAGCTGGTTATAGCGTTGCTCAACGATTCCTGGCACCTCAGCAGAAATCTTTTCAATTGGACGACCTTTCATGTTTAGATCATTACTTCTCGCCCACTCAAGTTCGTCCTCGAAATACTGAATAGCATCAGGAAGATTCTCTAGATTCGCTACAACTTTATTATACCACATTTATCCGATCTTGCGAACAATGCCGTTGCGCATAGCTTTTGCAAACATCAATGCGCGGGTGTTGGCGTTAGGGAAACGACGATTCAACTGCATTGCGCGTGGCGCAATTTCCAAATGGTCGATCAGTAGTTTGTGTAGATTAGTAATCACTTGTGGATTTAGAATTTCATTGCGAAGTTCCTCATCTTCTAGTGACTCTAGTTTTTCAATAATCAAGTCGATTGCTGCTAGTGCTTGTTCAGCATCACCAGATTCAATCTTCTCAACAAAATTTTCTGTTAATACTTTCATTAGAAATATCCATCCTCTTCGTACTCATCCTCTTCAGGATCGTCAAAGTGTGTTTTTACTGCTGCACGTAGTTCTTTATCCAAATCTTCGTGATGTTCTATGCCATCAGCATATCCATATTCATCACAAACTGCAATAACCGCGTCAGCAACATCTAGTCTATCTTTTGCTGGTACAAATGGTTTAATTCGTGACCAAAGGTCTACAACAAAATCATCCCTCATCTTCATTTTCCTTTAATTCGTTAGCTGCATCCCTGCATTTCTGGCATGTGTCATAGTGCTTTGTCTTGTCTTGAGAAGGGCAGCGACACTGTGTAATCACAGTGTCGCATTTCTCACACAGTACCATGTAGTGCTGTGCCATCATACTTCTTCCTCTTCAACAAAGCTATCAACATCTTCGTCTGCTACGTTAGTGGCGTGATCTGCAATGTTGTAGTTCTTGCCCTTCTTTAGCTTCGGAAAGTCTGCCATCAGTTGATCCATGCAGCCGTCTGTATTAGCTTGCCAGCCTTTCTTGAAGTACTTAATTTCTTCATTTGTGGTTGGCGAAACATATTTATACATATTGCCAGTCTTTTCCAAAATTCCCATTTCTTCAAAGAACATGGTGAAAAGTCCTGAATATGGATCAATGCCAGTGTCGTATGGAATCTTCACTTTGCAAGACTCAAATGGTTTTGCGTAGCGAGACTTCATAACTTTACATGCGGAACGAATACCATGCACTTTAGAACCTGTGTTGTTGTATTCAGCATCCTCTTTTAGCTTTAGCTTGCCCATAGCGATTACGATAGAGCTTGCATAGATGAAGCCCATGCCACCACTAATCTTAGCGTCAGGGTCAAACATATCCTGTGATGCGTATGTGTGGTTTGTTGCGACAAAGCCCATGTTCCACTTCGCGATACGATTGATCGTTCCACGAACAAGTGCTGTGAGTGCTTTGGCCTTGCGCCCAAAGTCACCCTTCATATCGCCTTTTTCCATCTGGCCTTCTGCTGTTGGATCAGATAACATACCAAGTGAGTCAACGACAAACATGACTTTTGGGCGTTCTTCTGGATCAAGACTTCCATAGTCTGCTTCATAACCCTTGCAAAAATCAGCAATGATTTTACCAACTTCATCTACTTGGCTCACACCAAGCTTTAGAAGTGCATTGTCACTGGTATCAACGCCAGCAGCCTGTAGCCACTGTTCGTCTAGTGCGTTTTCCGAGTCTAGCAATACAACGAAGATGCCTTGCTTCTGCGCTTCACGCACAAGACTACCAGCAGCAATAAAGCTTTTGCCTGAGCCAGATTCACCAGCTAGACACGTTACTTTGCCAAGTGGAATGCCTTTGAAGAAATCGCCAGAAATGCGATAGTTTAGACAGAAATTGCCTGTGCTAACCCAAGTGTCAGGGTCGTGAAATCCAGCCGCGACACCTGGCAACGCTTTAGTGATCCCTTTGCGAAATTTATCGGGATTGAAAGGTTTTACCATTATTATTCTCCTGAATCAAGTAGAGGGGCAGCTTGCGCTGCCCCAACACAATTAGCTATTGCGATTACGAATCTTAGCGAGAATGTCCTGTGCTGTTGCGCTAGATGTACCAGCGTTAGCATTTGGAGATTCTTCTGCTACAGTCTCTTCCTTTGTTTCTTCGACAATCTCAACCTTTGGTTCAGCTTTTGTCTCAACAGTAGTAGTTTCTGTATCATCAGAATCGTTGCTGCCAGCGCCTTCGTACTCTAGACCCCAAGGACGATAGTACTGCGCCCACTTCTCAGGATCGTACAGTTCACCTTCCAGCGAAGCCTCGAACATTTCAAAGATTGCGTTCAACTGTTCTGCTGTTGGCTTCTTTGGCATCCAATCGGAAAGATTGAACAGACCATGTTCTTCAATAGCTTCCAACTGATCTGATGTAAGTGCTGTTTCCTTACGTGACCAGCTAGATGCATTGTAGTCATTGTACTGTCCTTTCTTAGTACGAGTGATGCGGAAGTTTAGACCATTCACGTAGTCTGTTGGTAGATTTTCCATATCAGGATCCATCAGCGCGTTCTTAACAATGTTAAATAGCTGACGACCTAGATTGAAGCGACGAATTGGATTCTCTGGTGCGTTCTCAACATCCTCTGCAATTGGGTTGTCGATCACGAAACCTTGGAATACGTATGAACGCTTCTTCCAGTACTTACGTGCTACTTCCTCAAGCGATGGGTCTTTGAACATTGGGCGTAGCTCTGCATGAACAGGGCAAGTCTCGCCCCACATTTCTACGCAAGGTACTTTCAAATACACAGGCTTGTTTTCGTCGCCGCCCTTCACACCTGGGAATTCCAGATTAATCATCTGCAATTCTTTCCAGAAGAAAGTGTTATCGGAATCACCATCAGGAAGAAAACGAACTTGGACAGTCTCGTTCTCAGCGATGTTCCAGAAGGGGTAAACTAGTGATGTTCCAGAATTGGAACGTGCGGTTTGGTTTTTGTTATTTTCAAGAGCTTCAAGCTTCTTGCGGATATCTGCTAGTGTAGCCATAATTATTATTCTCCATAATGTTATCCTAAATGCGTACCATGTTTCCCGCAACAGTTGCATTAATTCTGTATTGGGTTGAACGCATAATGCAAGCATTATACACGTTCTAACAAAAACTGTCAAGTATTAATTAACAGCTAATGTTATTTAGCACTTTTGGAGAATAAGGGGCTTTATTTTGTATTAGGGTTTACGAGGATCCCAATAAGTAGGACCAATATAATAGGTATGCGAGAAATCCCTCATGCCGCCATAGCCTGAATAACGTTCACGCATATCATTCCAGTCAATAGTCTGTCGAATGATAACTGCACCGTCGTAGTTTGCTCGCTGCTTGGGTTCGTGAACTTCTGCTTCAAAATCCTCATCATCATATGGTGTCATAGCATTTTCGATTTCATTTTGAAGATGCTTCTTCGCTTGGGCGAGAGGAACTTTCTTGAGTTCAAGATCAAATCCAGAAGCCCCTTCATTCCCAGTAGTGTAACGCCATACATTGTATAGCTGCTCGCCTTCTTCTTTTATAAACTCTGCTGCTCGCATTACACGTATCCTTCGCCGTTACAAGTCAGACATTCATCATCGTCAAAGATGCTGTCCTGTGCTTTTCCTGTGCCGCCACAATCAGGGCAATCATCCATGAAATCTTCAGGGTCTGTCATTTTTGAGTCTGATGGGCCTTCCATTACTTTGCCTGTGCCTTTGCAGTCTGGGCAGTTCCAGCCATGAGTTAGCATCTTGCGACCAGTGTTAGCGCCAGTGCCGTGACAAGATGGGCAGTCTGCGTTCCCAGCTAGGCTACTGTAATCGCGGTCTGCACGGTCACGCTCAAAATCTTCTTCTACGTTCTCATCGTACTGTCCGAAGTCCCAATCATCGCCGCCCATGTAGTCTTGCCATTCTTCATACTCTGTTGGCTGACCATCATCATACTCACGATAGTCAATTTTGTCAAGTACTTCCTGATAAACGTCATCAACAGCAGGATCGTCAGAGCCGATGAGATTTGTAATTGCGCGAAGAATCATATCTGGATCATCAAATTCGCCAGCCAGGTCATCAATAACTGCGTCTGCAATTTCAGAAACGTCCGTTGTGTTTACATCGAAATCGCCTGTTGGCATTCCGCTATGTGCGCCAGCTTCTACTTCGCCAGCATGATGATCGTCTGCTTCTTCTAGGCCACTATCCATGTACTTGCCTTCGCCGTCACACTTCCAGCATGGCTCTAGTTTGTCACCTGGGTAGTGTCCACGACCCCAACATGCTTCGCACTCGCGCTCAAACTCACCTGGTGGTGGGATTGGATTCTCCCAATCAGCAGGAGGTGGGAACTGCGCAGATAAACTCTTTACTAGCTTGTTCCAGTTCTTAGCATATAGGTTCTTGTCGCTAGGTGGAAGCTGACGCTTTGCGTGATATGCGCGAGACATCACTTCGCGTGGATCATCTTCCCACCACGTTTCTTTATCTTCGTCTAGCTTTTCTGTGAAGATGTCCTCGTTCTCTAGCATCTTCATCTTGAATTCAAAAGAGTCAGAGATAAGATCAACTACGTCCTTTGGGCCGCACTTGCAATCTTCGTGCAGTTCCCCGCAGCCTTCGCAAATCTCTTCCTCTTCTCTAATTATTGCATTACTCAATACGTTGCCAACGATCTTCTTTTCAAACGCACTAATTTCATCGCCTTCGATCAGCTTGCCAGCAACCTTGCCAACAAAAGTCTGTAGATCAGACTCACCAATCATGCGATCTGCAATATCTTTCACTTTATATCCCATGCGCTGCACAGGGCTGTCAAATTCAAAAATATCTGTTTCAGAAATTGCTGATGCTTCTGAAATAGCAATCTCTTTTTCACTTGCTTCGACTAGCGCATCGCGCCATGCTGTTTTGTTATCCATAAGCTTCTTTACGATTGGCAGAACGTCACCAATTTTCTCATCAAATTTGCGAACTGTGAACATATCTTGTAGCTCAGACACATCATCACCAGTTTCTTCAATTACGTTTACGTCGCTAGATTCAATCTGCTCTTTCATCGAACCATAAGTCTTTGCGCCCTGTAGCTGTCCAATCTCGCGACGAATTACGCCCATACTTTCTTGAACAGTCTTTACGATGTCCTCGCTGTCTTCATTGATTAGTTTGTTTGTACGAGCATAGCGCATGAATTCCATTAGCTTGTTGTAGTTACTAATGGACTCAATGATATACTTACCAATTGGATCGTGAACTTCGCCGCCTTCGTTGATGTGACGAGCCATTGCTCTAGCGCCAGCTAGATTGTTATGTGGAAAGCGAAAACGCTCACCAGCATGTTCAATGAAGATTGCTTGAATATTACGTGCGCGAGAGCCATGTACTTCTTCTTCCACTGGCTGACGATGACGTACAATAATCTTTGTGGATTCTAGTGTTTGATAGCTCGTTTTCTTAAAGCCATGCATACGAGAGAATGTTGCTTCTTGGATGTTTTCCATTGCTGGTTCCTTGAGATTTTTAGCTTGATATGCGAAGTCTTTAGGAGTGATCTCTTTGCCGAATACACGAATTTCAGTCTTGAGCATGTTAGAAGTAGCAAGATTCTTTAGCTGCTTCATAATGCTTTCCATATCTTCTAGAGATACGTTGCTGTTCTTATTGATTTTGATATGGCGAGCTTCGCCGTCGAGTGTCACCATATAGTTTGGCTTGCTGACAAAGAAGCGACGAGCTTCTTCAGCACTAGATGTTTCCATACCTTCGTCTGTGAACATGACTAGATTATGGTCATGCCCTTTAATGATAGAGAAAATCTTTTGCGCAACTTTTTCGTAGTTAATCATTGAGAACTCCTATATGTCTGTATTTATCACAATTTGATTATAATACGAGCATAGGGAGTGGCATGTCTGGTTCTTCTTCAAATCTGCCACCAATGTCGCCTGTCATTTGGTTCTGTAGCTCATCATCCCACTGTGAGATATGCTGAACCATGCGAACAATGAGTAGCATAGCGTCGATCAAGTCATCTTTTTCACCAACGCTTGCTTCATATGAGTTGCCTTTGGCAATGAAATATTTGAGTTCGTGAACAAGATTTTTGCTGTTGATCTTTAGCTTGTCACCTTCAACCAATGATTTGAATTTTGCACAAGCTTCAAGCTTCGTGCGATGGGTTGTATTGTAGCCTTTGCGCTTCTTCGGACCAAGGTGGCGGTTTGGATCATGCATAAACGTGCCAGGGAATCGTTCTTCACCAGTATCGCGAATAACAACAAGACATGCTTCACCAAGCGTGTTGTTTTCTACTGTCCAATAGATGTCTGCTTTTGGCGCACGATGGGAAATTTCCATGAGAATACCACGAAGAATTTTAATCTGTGTTTCTACTGTACTCTTATTGTGCTGCCACTCTGCAACTTGCTTGAGAGTTGGTAGCTCAAGAACTTGAATAGCTGCATCGTCGCCACCTGTACCCATTGATGGGTCTAGTGCCACGCAATACGAGCGACCATCACGCAATGGTTCATACCAACGAACTTGTCCTTTCTTTTCGCGTGGCTCAATTGCATCAAAGCCAAGCTGCGATAGCGTCATGGACTTGATAAGTGTTTCGTTGAATGAAATGAACTGGCACTCATGCTCGCGTTTAAACTGATCTTCACCCACTTTAGCTTGCTCAAGTCTCGCCCATTCTTCATCACGCTCAGGGTGGGATTCCCATGTAGCATGGAATCCTTTAAAACCATTAGAACCAACGTCTGAGTGATTACCAAATTCATCAATGGTGCGCTGTGATTCAAACCAAATCTGCGCGAACTGGTCATCATCAACGTTTGGCGTAGAAGTAATGATACACTTACCACCTGTCGATAGTGTTGGAGATAGTGAAGTCCAAAACTCTTTCGCAATCTGCGGTGGCACGAACGCAAACTCGTCAAGATATACAAGGGATAGACCAAGACCACGACCAGTGTTTACTGTCGTTGCTTGGGATAGAATACGCGAGCCGTTATCAAACGTTAGACTCTGCTTGTTGTACTCTGCAACACCAGCACGAATATGATCTGGCAATTCTTCATAGCAGTAACGAATTTTCTGCATGATTTCAGAAGCACCTTCGCGTTTGTGTGCAGCGATAAGAATAGTTGAATCTGGCTTGAACATGGCAAACCACAATAGATAACCAGCAGCCAGAGTAGTCTTACCAAGCTGGCGACCAATCATAGCAATGGAATAGCGATTCTCGTTATATACTTCGCAAAGCTCACGCTGATAGTCAAAAGGAATAAATTTTACTTTACCTTTCGTTGGGTGCTGGATGTACATGAAGTTCTCCATGAAGTACATCGGACCAGTAATGGGATGTATGCACTTCTTGAGTTCTTCTGCCATCTCTGGCGTATAGCGAACCTTGGTATGTGCTTTTTTGACTAAATCGTTATCTATTTGTGCCATAATACTATTTAGTGACTAAAAAGGGGCGATAACGCCCCTTTTTGTCTCAAATTGCTTGAGTGCTTACGATAGACGGAAGCGACGATACTTCTGTCTCATGCTTTCGTACACATCGTCAGCTTTCTTGCTGCGCATCTTGTTGTCCATTGCGTTGTCGCCGTAGCCACTTGCTGTTGGACCTAGATCATCAGATGGTGTCTGATGAGAACCTAGTGGGAAGTAATCATCATATGCATCAGCGAATTCATGCTCGTTGTAACCATTTTGCAAATCTTCTTCAACATCAGGTTTGCGATTAGCGATATGGTTTGGATTTCCGCGAGAAGTAAACTCGTAATCAAAGCCTTTCTCAAAACCATGACGGCGAAGTAGACCAATCATAGCGTCTACGTACTGCTCTGGAATACCAACTTCATTATTCATACCAAAGATAATGCGATCACCAATCTCGTCAGCTACCAAGAAGTATGCCTTATCGTCTTTGAAATCAATGAAATCATAGTCGTCACCACTTTCGTATGGTGCAGACTCGTCTAGCTGACGCTGGAAACCGCAGTGGTTACAACGTTCTGCTGGGCCGAAGAATGTCTCGCCACGTTCCATTGTGCCTTTACGACAACGTGCGCACTTGTCGCCTTCTTTCTCATCTAGCTCAACTTCTTCTTCAACTTCTTCTTCAACTGGAAGCTCTGCTTCTGCTAGTCCAGCAGCCTTACGAAGCTTGTTCATTGCGACTACTTGTTCTTCAACAGATTCATACTTCATTGTGTTACCCATCATTGCATCAAATTCATCTTCAAAGTCATATGTTTCGTAATCTTCATCATCACCAACATCAACCATCGCATCATCGTCATAGTCGAATTCATCATCGCCTGGGCCTTGTTCTTCGATTTCGCCAGATGCGAAAGCGCGACCAACGTGATAGTTCTTGCTTGGATCAGATGGTTCTTCGTCCATGTAGTAGTCGTTGTCGATGTCAAAATCGAAACTATCGTCACCGTCATAGCGAGAAGGTGCGTCGTAGTTTGTCTGACGATCTAGTTCTGGCGCATCACGCACATCCCAATCTTCTTCACCATCATCTTCATAGTGACCATGCTCAACGTCTTTTGGTGGTGCTAGGAAATCTTCATCGAAAATATCTTCATCAAGATCATCTTCGCGCACCATGTCAACGTTGTCGTCAGCATGTGTGAATGGGCTGCACTCACCGTCGTCGTTCTTGTCGTCATCTTCGTCACAATCTTCTGCAACAAGTGGTGCAAGACCAGCTAGTCTACGAATCTCGTTCAGTTCTTCATTTGTTTTTGTCATAACTCTGTATTCCAAATCTTCAATTTTTCGACTCTCATCTTGGTTCGGCCAGCGACCATTATCTTTATGAAAGCCTACGTACAAGTCCCATGCGAAATCGTCCATTTCTCTATACGGTGATCGGTCAATAACTTCCCAATCTTCGCCTGGTGCTTTGCCGTAATGCCAAATTTTACTGTTATCTTCTTCGTAATCTATTTCATCACGATAAGAATAACCTTCTGCGTCATCTTCTTCTAATTCTTCTAAGTACCCTTCGCCATCGCATTGTGGACACTCAGTTTTTCTATTTCCTGCCATTGTCCATATGCCAGATCCTTCACATTGTGGACATTCAACTGTATTATCAGCAGAACCAACTAGCTTCTGCTTACTACCTTTCTTATAAAGATAGCTGTCAGGGCCATCGCCCATCGTTGCATATGGCGCACTTTTGTCGCTATATGGCTTATTTTTGCGGGCCATCTGTTCCCTTGCCTCCGAGAACACTATCGCCACCAGCTTCACCCACATCTGGTGTTGCTACGCCTGTGTTACCTACTTTGATGCCTGGGAATAGTGGACTCTCAAGCT